TGGGACTCCAATGTCAGCAAAGCCTTCTTTACCCACCTAGGGATGCATAACCACGGAGGATGCTTTGTCTAGTCAAGAGAGTCGGAAATCTTTCTTTACAAGTGTCAGGAGTAGTTTTGAAGCATAAGACTGATAGGTATAAAGGTTGCAGAGTTCCTGTTTGCGATAGAACTTACTTCGCTAAGGGTTTCTGTAAGGCTCACTACTACCAAGCGAAGCGAAGTGGTGGCTATGTCCCGAATCTGCCTGTCTCACCCCCAGCGGAGTACGGAACTGACAGGCGTTGTACTTTCACCGACTGCACGAAGAAACACCACTCTCGTAGTCTTTGCCACACCCACTACACCCAACTTCTCCGTTCGGAGAGGCGTAAGGCTAGGGAGAGTCGGAAAAATCCTTTGACAGGTGTCAGATAGAGTCTGAAAAGTTATCCACAGGCTAGAATTAAGCGTTTCGTACATTCTTAGGTCTAAGTTTGTACGGTATACTCAGGAAATCCTAAGCACAAATGAGGTGGAATTATGCTCCGATATGCAACTGAAGACTACTACAAAAACAAGATTGCTCGACTAGAGAAGCAAATCGAACTTTTGCAGGAAAAACTCGATAAGTTATCCACAGAAAAGAAAGAAAAGAACTAATGTCGCCAGAAAAGCGTCAGGAAATCTTAAATATACTTTTCTCTAAATATTTAGACAAAACAGACCCTAAACTTGACTGTTTAGATGGTTGGCTAGATATTGTTGGTGAACTAGACAAGAAAATCTCTAAACTCGCTCCAGACTACAAAATCACCCATATCAGGCAAAGACACGGCTTGCTCAACTTTGATGTCAAAGAGGTGTCAGAAGATGTCATTACAGCCGTTTACGACCACATAGCAGACGCAGAAGAGCAGAGTAGGTATGTTTGCGAGTCCTGCGGAGATTATGGCGTAGAAGGCGTTCTAAACGAGATTTGGAGCGTCCGATGCCCGTTCTGCGCACCTGAAGGTTGGCAAGCGTGGCAGGTAATCAAAGATGTCTACAGGTTAGATTAAATGGCTGAAATCGCATACTGCTACGCACGAGTCTCCACCCAAATGCAGGTGGAAGACGGAATCAGCCTAGACGCCCAAGAACGGCAACTACGCTTCGCGGCAGAGATGGCAGGGTACGAAGTAGTCCTACTCAAAGAAGAAGGACGAAGTGGAAAGAACATTCGCAACCGACCACTACTCCGTCAAGCCCTAGATGATTTAGATGCAGGAAAAGCAGCAGCACTGTATGTCACACGACTCGACCGACTAGCACGCTCAACGCAAGACTTCCTTAGCATTGTTGACCGTTCACAAAAGTTTGGTTGGCGGTTAGCATTACTCGACATTGGTTTGGATACTGCAACACATCAAGGACGCTTTGTTGTCACTATCATGGCAGCAATGGCAGAGATGGAACGCGGAATGATTTCAGAACGCGCAAAAGATATTCACAAAGATAGACGCGACAATGATAAGCGTTGGGGTATTGATTTAGGTCCTAAACCGATGATTGAAGAAGAAATAAGAGCAGAAATAAAACACTTACGCGATAAAGGTTTGTCATACAAACTAATTGCAGAAAACTTAAATAGTAGAGAAATACCTACATCTAACGGCGGAAAACAGTGGTATGCATCAACAGTTAGACATGCGTACCTATCATTTTTGAAACTAAATTAACTATTAAAAATACAGCGGTATGATAAAATAAGCAGTCAATAACACTAGTTATTGCTCAATCTAACTTGCTGGAAGAGTTATATTGTTTACACGACTTAGAGTACTGCTCGCTTTGCTGTACCTATTTTCTTTTATGTCAATAGGTTTATTCATTACCCCTGCCTACGGAGAAGTTCAAAGTGGTTTGAACTGGTACGCAAAGATAGATGTATCAGACACATCTTCTTTGTCCCCTAATTACAATACAAATGATTACCTCTACTGCGGGGTAGCCTCCGACATTAATTACAACTGGGGTAGCGGTGCATCAACATGTACACCAAACGACCCAGATTTCTACACAAACCTTTGGGTAGGGTATGTAACAGCGCCAGAATCAGGCTTTGTAACTTTTTACTCGTCAAACGATGACGGCTTTATCTTAAAAATAAATGGCGAAGTAGTCATCAATTCATGGTGGGAACAAGGCTCATGGTGGTATAACGGTCAAGGTTCTTACTACATGAACGCTGGCGAGTCATACACTATTGAAGTTTTACATCACGAAACAGGTGGTGGCTCTGTTGCACAATTGTTTTGGCTACTACCAAACACAAATGAAATTGTCACTGTTCCACCGTCAGCATTTACACTAGACCCAGTAATCAATGAGCCAGACCCATACCTAAATCCACCAACAAATCTTTTTGTAACCCAAGGTGAAGAAAAAGTTATTTTAACTTGGGATGCACCACAAGACAGCGGAACAGCGGTAGAACGCTACGCAGTTATGTGGAATGTAGAAGGTGGTAACGGCTGGGGAATTGCATCAACTCAGACATCAATAGAGATACCTTTAAATGTTTTACGCTCTACCGCACCGCTTGACCAAACATTTACATTTTCCATACGGTCAGATAATGACACTCTAGGTGTTTATTCTACTTATTCTGACTTGTTTAGTTTAGTTGTTTCAGAGCCACCAAGTTTTATTTGCTGGGATGGTTCAGTAGTTGGAGATGAAACTCAATGCCCTGAAAGATTTTTGAACGCTCCAACAAATTTAACTGAAACACTAAGAAAAGAAAAAATTACTCTTGATTGGACTGCGCCACAAGATAGCGGAACTCCTGTCGAAAACTACATTATTAAATGGATTGTTAATGGCAACGAAGGACAAGTAGAAGTTTCTAATGAACTATCTATTGAAATACCTTTTGACCTTTTGCGAGCAACTGCACCACTAGACCAAACATTTAGTTTTTCAGTTATTGCTAAAAACGCAACCTTTTCTTTGACTTCTCAGGCGTCAGAGCCTGTTAATGTTTTTATTGAAGAACCACCAGCGTATGTATGTTGGGACGGCTCAGTTGTAAAAGATGAGTCTCAGTGCCCTCCTCCGCCTCCACCACCTCCAACTTATGAGTGCTGGGATGGTTCAATTGTTGAAGACCTGTCCCAGTGCCCACCCGTTCCTCCGACAGTTGAGTGCTGGGATGGGACTTTGGTTTATGAATTATCAGAGTGCCCTATCCAACCGCCGTCTGTTGAATGTTGGGATGGCTCAATGGTTTATGACCAATCAGAGTGCCCTGTTCAACCAGAGCCAGAGCCAGAACCAGAGCCAACTCCAGACCCTGAACCTTTACCAGAACCAGTAGACCCTACTCCCCCAGTAGAGCCTATTACTCCAGAAGAACCATCTAATGTAGACGATTTAATCGATAACTTGGAAGAAGGTGAATCTATCTCTGCCGAGCAATTGGCAGTATTAGGAATTGATTACTCAGAACTACCACCAGATACACCAGTACAACTGGAAAACGGAGTAATCATTACCGCAGAAGTTGCTGACGCTCTTGAAATTTTTGAAGACGCATCAGAACTTTTATCAGCAGTCTTTACTGACCCAAGTAAAGCATTAACCGCTATCGCAAATGTTGGTGCAGATTTACCACCAGCAGTACGCGAACAAGCACAAGAGGTAGTAGTTGCATCTGTAATCGTGACACAGGTGATTTCTAGTACCGCATCACTATTGACAAGGAGAATCTAATGAGCCTATTTCGTTGGATTAAAGATGCAATTATCGAGTCACTGAACCAAACTTGGACTCTCCTCGGCATGTTTATTGCTTGGGTGCTTCTAGAAGGTTCTGCCCGTACCATTGTTGGGTACGCAATTCTGTGGTCACTCGCTGTTTGGCTTATAACATTAAGACTACGCGAGCCACTAGAAAAAGATGACAAAAATAACGAGTCTTAATTTGCATTGTTCATAATAGTTCTCTATCATATGCCTACCTCAAATAGACACAAGGAGAACTATTATGAACAATTTAGTAGAGGAATACACTGCTAAAATCAAGCCAATTCTGCCATCAGCAAAAAAGGCAAATGGCTCACGAAAAAAGACAACACCTGAACACGAAGCAAGCCGAGAATACACACACTTACTGGTTGAGTTTTATAACAAAGGTGGAAGCCTTCCTAAACTGGCAGACAGCCTAGGAGTTGCATACTCTGGGGTTAGACGCCGAGTAGTTATGAGCAGTGTAAGCGTTGACCAAATTAAACCAAAGACAAAAATTGAAATTACAGAACAAGACATTCTAGATTCTGCTCAGCGAGTAAAACAAGCCCGCTCAGAGGGCATGGTTGAATATCATGACCAATTAGCCGTTGAATATAAGAACGGTATTCCACTGGCTGTTTTAGCGCGTAAACTCGGTCTAAGTGGTGCGGCTCCGCTATACTATGGCGTGCAAAGGGCAATCCAACGCAACCGATAGGAAACACAAATGGCGAAAAGCCTCATGGAAATACTTGCTGACTTACCCGAAGACCAGCGAGCAGCAATCCTTGCAGACATGGACATGGATGCATTAGTTTGGGATTGGAAAGCATGGGGTCGCCCTGAACAACAAGCACCCGAAGGCGAATGGAACATTTGGGCTTACATCGCAGGTCGTGGTGCTGGTAAAACTCGCACGGCTGCGGAATGGGTACGAGAAGAAGCAAAAAATACTAGTGAAGGTATTCTTCGTTTTGGTCTTGTAGCCCGTACCGCAGCCGATGTGCGAGATGTTATTGTTGAAGGCGAGTCAGGTATCATCAACATTACTCCTCCTTCAGAACGACCACTTTACGAACCATCTAAGCGCCGTCTCACATGGCCCAATGGAAATACAGCCACACTTTTTACCGCAGACGAACCAGACGGCTTGCGTGGTCCTCAGTTCCACCGCGCTTGGGGAGATGAAGTTGCGGCGTGGCGACAGACTCCTGACGCAGCAGGTATGACTGCGTTTGATAACCTACGCGTAGGAACGCGACTAGGCTCTAATCCGAAGATTGTTGTTACAACTACGCCAAAGCGCGTTCCTCTTCTTTTTCAACTTATTGATGAATCCAAAAAAGACCACAGAGTAAAAATTACTAAAGGTTCTACATTTGATAATGCAGGAAATTTATCAGCCGCATACATCAACGCAATTACTGGAGTATACGAAGGAACTCGTTTGGCGCGTCAAGAGTTGTATGGTGAAATGCTTGATGACATCGAAGGCGCGTTGTGGACAGACGAACTAATCTCACTAAGCCGCCAATCAGTCATGCCAATGGGAGTGCCACTACGCGTTATTGGTGTTGACCCATCTGTTGCAGAAAATCCACGAGACGAATGTGGCATTGTCGTATGTGCGGCTACAGGAGATAGAGATTTATATAAGCGTCAAGCATGGGTACTTGAAGACGCAACCATTCACGGCTCACCAGAAGTTTGGGCAAACCAAGTAGTTGCAATGGCACGCAAATGGATGTGCCCAGTTGTAGCCGAAGTTAACCAAGGTGGTGCACTTGTGCGTAACGCAATTAACGCTATTGACCCAAATGTTAAAGTTTTAGAAGTTCACTCAAAATATGGCAAGGCTCTGCGTGCTGAACCTGTAGTTCTTGCGTACGAACAGCAGCGCGTTCATCACATTGGATATTTGGCTGAACTTGAATCACAGATGCAGTTCTGGATTCCGGGTGAAGGAAAATCACCAGACCGCGTTGACGCTTTAGTTCACGCACTTACCGCGCTTCTTATTAAACCACCAGCAGGTTTTGTTGGTGGAAAGATTACAGCAAAATCCCCCGCTCAGCGAAGAATCGGAGGCGGGGGACGCTTTAGAGTTCGTTAAATATTTTAGTTCTTAATATTTAACTATTGATATTCCACTGCTTAAATCAGCATAGTTTGGCTGACTAATATTATTTACAACTTTTGGCATAGCCGAATATCCAATGATGACAGCGCGAGAGCCAACACCTTCCATAGGAATACTTCGCTCTGCGAGTTTCTTTTGGAAAGCACTCATAGTCATTGGACGCTCACCACGGTCTTCAGCCCAGAATCGGTATTGGTTGTATAGGTGCTTGACAAAAATTGTCATACCTTCACCCTGCTGAGTTTCTTCATTCATGAACAAACCAATTCGGTCTTCATTCTTACGATAAATCTCAGAAGCCTCAGCAACTACTGAACACCAACCAAGCGGGTCACGAGCAGAAGAGTTATAAATTTTTATTGCACCTTCGACAGCCCAAGATAGAACGGCTGGTAGCCCTCCTTCTGGGTCCATCAAATATTCTTTGAGGTCAGGGTCTGGCTTATCAGGCACACGAGTCAAAGGAATTGCACGAATACGACGCCACATTGCATCATCATTAATCATTGGTCGATGGTTAGTGGTAATCCACAACTTTGCTTGAGAAGCAAAAGTAAATGGCTTCTCACCCGGCGAACGAGCAGAAATTTCACTAGACCCTGTGAGTTTCTTAACAGAGTTTTCTTTCAAGCGTTCCGAGTCTGGTAACTCGTCAACCCACACCATACGGCGTCCACGGATTTCAGCCCAGTGGTATAAATCAGAACCGTGAGCATTACCATCACCTGCAGCAAGAATAGATGAATCCATGGGCCACGCGTACTGCTGTGTACCAAGACATTTAACGATTGATTCAATCATTGTGTTCTTACCAGAACCTGCAGGTCCATACACCAAGAACATAACATCGTATCTACGCATACCAGTCAGTGTGTAGCCAGCAGCCTTTTGTAGCCAGTCTTGAAATTCTTTATCTCCGCCAGTGGCAAAATCAAGGAACTGTTCCCAACGAACATTGCGCAAACCTTGCGTGTATGCAACAGGTGCACGGCGAGTAATGTGCAAATCTGGACGACCTTTAAGAAGTTCACCAGTCTTCAAATCAATAACACCATTTAGAACACCAAGTAAATGCTCTGCGCTATCCCACATATCTACAGGAACAACAACTCTAGGGTCTGAGTTCGCGTTTTCAATTGCAGACTTTAAACGGGCATTTGATTTTGACTGTGTAGCCCACTTAACAACTTCTTGTTGTTTATCGGTATCGGTGTACTGTGAAACTTCACTTGCAATGATTGGAGATAGTCGCTTAGAAAGTTCTAGCATTTCTAAGTCTTCCATATCATGCTTCCAGTAGTTACCAGACCAAGTAAACCAACCAAGACCCGGGGTGTAACGAACACCGCCACCAAAAGTGTCAATTAAACGGCGACCATTACCAGTATCAGAAAGCGTACGCTTTCCAACCTGCGCACCGTCTGCTTCATGAATTGCGTCAGGGTCTTTTGGAATATCAATGTTACCGCCAGAACCCGCTGCGTGAACAGTCTCACCGTCATGCATGTTTTGGCTGACAGTTCCGCCGTATGTTCCGGGGAGATAAGCGTCATCATTTGCATCGCTCATTTCTACTACTTTAGTAGGAGCAGTGTTTTGAGACATCTCTGATGACATTCTGGTTGCTTGGTTTTTCATCCATTCTGCAACTTCTGGACTGGTGTATCCAATCTTAGGATTGTTTGCTACGAAATCAATAGCACGGCGAACATGTTGAAGTAATCCGTTTTGACCTTCAATGTGAAGTGGTGGACGAACTTTTTCAGCGTTGAAACGAATCATCATCGTCTCGACTGCCATACGACCCATCTCGGTTGATACATCAAATTTATTTGCAACAGCACAAGTTAGTTTGTAGATGTCTACAGCACGGGAACCCTCATCAATTCCCTCTTGCATCATTCTTTCAATATCTACGCGTTCGTCATCAAAATTAAGGTCACCAAATATATGACCCCAGTCTCCTTCACCAACTGAAGTTCCTTTATTTCTAGTTTGTCGTTTTCTAATTGCAGCAAGCAGAGACTCTGGCGCTTCTGCCATTTCAATTTCCCAAGGAGCGTGCCCTGCTTTCCATTCGTAGCAGACACCCGAGAAGTGGCGTGAAGGTGCGGTTAGAACATATCCGTTGTATTTAATATCAATACCGCGGAGACCAGATTTATTTAGATTGTGTACGAAGGCATCTTTTGGTTCATTTGTTTTGAAATATAAATGACGACCTCTAAAAACTTTTCCATTGAAATTGTATTCACCAGTTACTGCTTCTACAGTTGGCGGTAAATCACCTTCAAGCAGTTCTTCAAATTTTTGAAAAGAATCAATACCATCTGAGCGAGGGTCAATATCAATAACAATAAATCCACTAGTGTGACAAACAACGCCAACATTTGCGTCTGGTTCTTCTTGCCACCATTGTTGAACAGTTTCTATATTTGATGTTGCTAAATTATTCCAGTCGCCTAGTCGCGGATGTTTTCCCTTTTCTTTCGGTTCATCGTGAGTTTTACCGCAAGTGCAGCGACCCCCGATAATTCCGTGACAAGGGTGAATTTTCCATCCATGGCGGGCGTACCAAACTGCGCTAGATACAAGCCTTGCTGTTTCTTCAGATTGGGACAACACCGAACTCCTTCTTTTTGTCGTTTGTAATTCGACCAGAGTAGGTAATGATACACCCAATTGGTCAAAGCATCCAATTCTACTAATTAGACACTTATTTTTGCTATACAATAGTGTACTAGACAAATCCAACTAATGCAAGGTAAAGCCCATGACTATTGAATCGCTGTTAGCAGCAATTGTAGCCTTTGCTGGCGGTACAGGATTTAACGCTTTATTGAGATATTTGTCAAAAAACAAGGAAACAAACATCACGACTGAAGCCATGTTACGGCAAGAAATGATAGACAGACTAGATATTATGTCTTCAGAAATTGACGAATTGAAGCAAGAAGTTTCTTACTGGCGCGACCGCTATCTCCAACTCTACAAGCAACACGCTGACCTACGCGCTCACTTGGGCATCATCCATGCCTTCGATGATGACGAAAATTTATCATAAATAGCATTTTTTAAAAATTTTTGAAGCATTTTTGTGCATTTCGGGCATTTTGACGCCCTAGATATGTTACTCTTGTTACTAGTGTGACCGACACAGTTTCAGGAGGACTAACCGTGACTCTAGCGGAAAAATTTAAAACAACTAAACCTTCCCAGAGCGGGCTACCCTGCGGGATAGCAAAACTCATTGACTCTTTGAGTAAAGAAGATAAAGAAACATTAGAAGAAGTATTATTTTCAGAGCCTGTTGGCACCAAAAGAATGTCAAATACAAAAATACATCAAATTTTAATTGAAGAAGGATATTCAGTCGCCGTATCTTCTATCGCACAGCATCGTCGCAAACAATGTCGTTGTTTTGTTGGCGTCCAAAACAATGTAAAGAGCGTGTAATGTCTGAAAGTCTTAGCGAAAAATTTAGAAAACTTTCCGAACCGGGTCAAGCAGGTTCAGACACCCGAGCCATGAAAACTCCTGAAGCATGGCAACCACGCATGGATATTGACATGCAAAAAGGTGGCTATCTTGTATCGCAACCACGCAAAGAAGGAAACAGTGTCGATGCTCAAGAAATTCTAGAAGAGTTCGACTTAAATGCTGATGATTGGCGCGTAACAGGAATTCGCAAATCTAAATGGCAAACATACAATGGTGAATGGCTTGAAGCCTACCGCGTTTCAGTTGTTCCATCAGATTATGTTGAAGCGCAAGATTTTGATTTAGAAAAACTATTTGATGAGATGCGGAAATGGAGACCAGAAAAATATGCTGGAAAAACTTCAGGTGAAGGCGCTTTCGTTGTTGCTCCTTCTGACCAACAAATTGGAAAGAAAGCAAATGGAGAAGGAACGCCAGAATCAATCGGACGAATCCTCACACTAACCGAAGGCGCAGTCCATCGCGTAGAAGAATTACGCAAGATGGGTCGCAGTCTAGGTACTGGTGCAATGACACTACTAGGTGACCATGTTGAAGGAAATGTTTCCCAAGGCGGGCGCCTACAATCACCATCGGCATCAGACTTAGGTCAAACAGAGCAAGTACGAGTTGCTCGTAGGCTAACACTTGCTCAAGTAAAATCATTAGCACCACTTTTTGATGAGTTTGTTATTGCAGTAATTAACGGTAATCACGATGAAGTTACTCGTCAGGTTGCGGCTGACCCTGCAGATGGTTGGAATGTTGAAATCGTGGCTCAGGTAGAAGACATCTGCGCCGAGAACCCAGCCCTACAGCACATTAAGTTCCGCTACCCACAAAAAGACCATCAAACACTTACTGTCAACATTGCTGGAACACTCGTAGGACTCTTCCACGGACATCAAAGCGGTAGAGATGTGACCAAATATTTATCAGGTCAGGCGGCAGGTCAAACCGCATTAGGTGGCGCAGACCTATGGCTATCAGGTCACTTCCATCACTTCAAAGTATTGGATATAGGTCCTCGTCTTTGGATTCAAGCACCAACAACAGACCCGGGTTCCGCATGGTTTAGAGATAGGTCTGGCTTAGAATCTCCATCAGGATTACTGACACTGACAGTTGGAGCAGACTACAATCCTCGTAGAGATATTAGCGTTATTTCTCTTCCACAGTCTTAGACTTAGAACGCTCTCGCTCGGCACGCTGCGCTTTGTAAGCATTAACAGCATTTACGCTTGTTCTACTGCGCCAAGAAAAATTACATTCGGTGCAGTAGACAATGCGTGCCGTACTCCAACGACCGCCTTTAGGTAAATCAACAATTGCAATTTCAAGTTTTGACGGGCGAGCAGAGCAGTACGGGCAGTTAGGGAATCTGCGTCTACGAGTTTCTTCTCCTAGATAACTTACAGATAAAGCCCTTCTAACTTCAATTTCATCTTTGCCACCCCAGATTCCATAAATCATTCTGTGTTCAAGTGCCCACTGCATACATTCTTTTCTCACGGGACATTCAAAGCATAAATTTTTTGCTTCGTATTTTTCGCTAGGCTTTTTAGAAAAGAAGTATTCTATCTTTTCTTTATTTGAAGGTTTGGAACATTCGGCATCTTTTTGCCAATCCATGTTTTCAGCAGGCTTCCACATATGAACAAATTATAGCAGAGAAAAGTGGAAAAAACGGACATTCAACACGCCCTAAAATTCAACAAAAGTAATATCTTTTAAATTCTCTACAACATCCCCATAATAGGTTTCTCCAGCATCATTACAAACAGTTAAATAAATTTCTTCATCATTATGACCAGCCCACCCGTAATGCACCGTAGATTTTTCAATCATTTTGTAAGCATCTGATAAAGAATCAGCAATTCCATCTCTTTGAAGAGATGATGCCAGTGCTCTTTTGACTACATCATTCTCTACATCTACATGTTCAAAAGTATAATAAACTGTAGGGTCTTCTTGCTCTGACTCATATAATTCCCCATCCCACTCTGACCAAAGTTGTTCGCCAATTCTGTCATTCATTTTTGCCATCAAAATCATCATCCTCAGGATTCATGCTAACTAAAAAAGAAGTAGCGTCTTCATACTCAGATGAGAACTCATTGTCGTCACCGTCAGATAGGTAGTTAACCGTAGAAGGGTCTTTGAACTCATAAATACCAGAGACCGTGATAGAGCCACACACACCGCAAATTTCTACAGAATCAGTATTTATTTTTTCAGGAACATCTACACCAGTCAAGCGCATTAAAATTTTACCGTCTGAACCAATACTCTCTGGTTCCCATATAGTATGGTCTATTAGCCAGCACACCTCACATAGTGGTACTGGCACATCCAGTGATTCGCTGTCAGACATGACGCAATTCTACTGCGCTTCTCTTAAAGTGATATTTCTCTTCCTGCGTATCTGAGTTCTATCATGTGGAGTTAAACCTCCCCACACACCCCACTTTTCTCGTCTTATACCCCATTCAGCGCAATCAGAAATGTGAATACATTTTTGACAAATGCTTATTGCAATATTATATGAAACATTAGCAGTTTCAGGATTTATAGTATCATCATCGTCATCATCTAAAAAGAAAAACTGCGTGCCAACTTCAGCGCATAGAGGATTTTCAAATTTTTGAGGACTTACAAGTTTAGGTTGCATGATTAGTTGTCCTTCTGGTTTTCTAAAACTCCTACTTCATAACCGCAACCTGCGTAACCAGCAATGTCTCTCCAAGTATCCGCTTGAAAACCACCGCGATGCCCATAACGAGCGACCTTTAGACCTACCATACACATAGCCACATCTTCAGCAGAAATATCTAGACCAAGAATTACAGACCATATTTTTGCAATACGACTAAAGTTATCTTCTGGCTCACCATAATTTTTATTTCTTTCACCAGAAATAATGGCAGCCGCTTCTCTTAAAAGTTCTACTCTTAGTAAATTATTTTGTTGTTCAGTTGTTTCAGACATTTTTTACCTGCGCTATCACTTCGGCGACATAGTCATCATCATCAAACTCTAGAGACTCTGTCAAATCTTTTATACGGATTTCTATATTTACTTTTTTATCAAGTTCTTCTGCTGGAATTTCAAAAAAAGAAGAAAGAGCATCTCTAGTTCTCTCTAGAATTTCTTCGTAATTATTTCCAGATATGGTCATAGATAGTGATACAACAGTCACACTACTTCACCAATTTTTGTAGGTAAGTAGGCGGATAGTGAGTACCAACTAATACTGGCTCTTTATTGTCAGTACTATTAACAATAATGTCACCATATCTAATTGCAACTACTCTGCCTCGTCTACCGTTGTGGATAGTAGCCAGTTCTCCCTCGTATGCATCTGGTCTAACTAAAACTTCATCTCCGACCTTAATAGCACCCGAGCGCGCTGGAATCCAAACTTCATCTTCCTGTGTTGGGATATGAATTGGAATCCCTAAAGAAAGTTTTGAAAAAATTTCAATAATTTTTTTCTCAGTTTCTGGACTACCTACTTTTGTAGAGTTCCAAGACTCAACAAGTTCAATAACTACATTTCCGACCCTAACTGGGATATTAGAGTCAGCGAGTTGCTTAACAACCCATTTTTTATCTATATTTGGCATATTATTCCTTTCGAATAATTCATCTAATTTTACACAATTAGGACAAAACTGTCTTGGTAGAAATTTTACAAATTTCTTCCCAAGTTGGAGTTTTGGCTAAATAAGTTTCTTTCTGCATTACAGAAAGTTCGTATCTTTGTTCGTGAGACATATCCTCAGCAGTCTGCGGTAAAACAGACCAGTATCCACTCATCTTCTGTGTGTGTCTCCATTCAGAAAAAACAGGGATGCCACAGGAAAGAGAAAGCATAGTATTTGCAGACCACCAAGGAAGATTGTTTTTATATGTTGGTAGTAAATATCCATAAGACTGTTGCAGTCTATGTATGTAGTCTATCTCGGTATCATACTGGGTTCTTTTTAGATTTAATACAGGTTTTGATAAAGTAGCAGAAATCTTTTTAGCCCACACGGTATTATTGTTGTCAGTACACCAAAATTTAGATTTTTCTCCAAGTTTGACATGGAAAGTGTCGCTAAAAATACTATCAAAGTTTAGAGAATATGTTTTGCTAGAAGATGTCTTAGGTATCCCATAAGCGTCTCTAGAAAATTCAAAATAAGGAACTTCGGGGACAACAATGTCATAATCTCCCGTAAGAATATATTCTATTGTTTGAATTAGTTTATTTTTAAGTTGAATGTCTGTTTGTACATTTTTAAAGCCTTCCCTCGAAGAATATAAAGACTTAGTAAAAATTTCAGGATTCTTGATAATGGAAGAGTAAGATGTATAAACCAACTGAGGGTCTGGTGCATCCAAAATAATCTTAAACTTTACGCCAGACTCCAAGACTTTGGTCAGCGTATTTAAAGATGTGTAACTCTTGTTAGCAGACAGACTAGAAAAAGGAGATAATCCAATTAATACAGTGTCGTATTCTTTTAAATTATTTCCATCAAAGTCCATCTCCAATGATTTCATTTCGGCACTCACTCCAGAAAAATTTAATCCAGCGGTGAGTAGCCCAGAAAACCTTGAGTTTCTTTTGTGAGCATCAATAGAATATTGAGATGATGTTGCTCCAGTAATTAATACTTTTTTCATAATACCTCCATTGGAATTACTAGAACGCCGTCCAACCCAAAGGCTGAACGGCGAACTAGTGACACCAATTTATTTAGAATGGTGCTGAAGGTGCTGCTGCAGGAGCAGGTGCTGGTGCAGGCGCAGGTGCTGGTGCAGGCGCAGGAGCGGCTGCTGTAGTAGCAGAAGTGGTGTAGTACTTCTTCAACTCATTCTTCTTCTGACCTTGCCAAACGCGAGAGCCAACTTGACCGCGGAAAGAGCGACCAACTAGAGCCTGCTCAATTTGAGCATTGCTTGGGTTAGTGTTGAAGTACTCTTGAGTGAATCCAAGAGCAGCCATCTTCGAGAAGAAGATACCAAGTGCACCTTTGCTTTCAGGTGAGATAACAAGGTTGTCCCAAATCAAACGCTTAGCGTGAGGTCCTGATTGAACTTCAGCCTTGATAGAGAACATGGTCTTGCCAGACTGAGACACCTTTGCAGTTGCCTCAAGAACCTTCAGGTCGTAATCACCATCAGGTAGTGGTTCGTAAGAGGCGGTATCGCCTGCTTCTTTAATAAGGTCGCTCCAGTTGAGACTGCTCATCTGTAGTTGCCTCCTTCTTATTCTTTGTGGTAGTTGTATTTTCTTGTGCAACAGTAGCATCTACTGATTGCTTTTGTCCAAAGATGATGTCAAGCATCCTCTCAATGGAAAGGTTCTGCTGTTCTACAACAGCACCGAGCCGTCCCTGAACGCGTTCTCCAGCCTCGTAACGAGCAGTTCGTTCGACATACATCTGACGAGTCTTGTACTTCGGTTGTAGTGGGTCAGGGTTATTGTGTTCCTCGATGGTAAGCGCACCGAGAATGTCGTAGAAGTAAGGTGCTTGAATACGCAACTGACCCTGCAAATAAGGACGGTAATTACCATCTTTATCTGTCTGAGCCATTGCAGTCAAGACAACTGCCTCCAACGGAGTAGTCGGGTGCATAGTCAAGTCGCGGAGGTCGCGCAGAAGCGCACCCATGTGGCGAAGCAATTCGCCCCACTGTTGCATCTTCATTTGCTCGCTACCAGCGATTGAGTCCATGCACTTAACTTGTAGTTCAGAGATTGAGTCAATAATCAAACTCTTGAACTGGTGCTTACCTGCCTGAAGCCATTGATATGCCTTCAAGACATCGTCGTAGTCGCGTACTTGGACGACACAAGTGTCCCAAGTTCCATCGGCTACAGGTGGTTCCTCACGAAGAGGGTCCCAATACTTGACGACGATAGGGAGAAAGCGGTGTCCGCCTTCAACATCGAGCATCAAGCGAGGGTAAGGTGCAGTCACGGCGAAAGTGGATTTACCAACTTTTGATTCACCGTAGACCATCACAGTAAGTGAACGCTGTACTTGTGACATGCTACTCACTTCCTTTCTTGTCGCTTCCGTAATATGCATACGGGTCGGTTTCTTCGAACATTTCACTGAGAGCCTGCTCTGACGCGCTTCCGTCGTCGATGAGTGTGCAAACAGTGTAGAACTGGCACTTCCACTTACAGTCACGAGATGGTGACGGATAAGCGTGAAACGCGTGGTTCTCACCTGAGTCGAGTGCCTTGCGGACTCGCATTAGGTCTGTAATCGTTCCGTGGATACGCTCCCAAAATGAGCGAAGTGTGAACACATTGTGACGCACTTCAATTTGGTCGTAGAACGGAGGTGTTGCTTTTGCGGTTCGCTTAACCTTCTTGAGCATCGTAAAGATACCGCCGTCGGAGCGTTCCTTCTCATCTGTCTTTGTTGCTTCAAGCAACATGTAAGTGAGAATCTGTTCATTCATCTGTGCAAGGTTTGCAAAGTCTGAGAGTGAGCCACCCACAGTCTTAAAGTCGCGGAACATACGAACACCGTCAACTTTACGGCGTACACGCATATCCAACTTACCTTGCAGTTCTACCTCTCCATTAAATAGTGGAGCGATGATTGTTTCTTCGGTAGAAACCATTTCAAGTTCTGCATCAATGCCGTTTTCTTCTACCCAATCAAGGTATCCTTCAAGCATAATGCGACCTAGTTCAGCCTCGGCATCAAGACTATAAGTATCACGGTAGTCCGCAATTAGAAGTTCTCGGTCTTTTTCAACCAATTCTGTGTGCGCTACTAGAAGAGGTTTACCGTTTGCATAGTAATCATCTAAAGCAGCATGGATACGAGAACCTAGCGCAAGTGCACCAGTAAACTCTTGCTGTTTTGGCTTTAGACGGCGATAGTAGGTAAGCCACCACCGACGACGGCAATCTTTAAAAGTTTGAATCTCCGAGTTAGAGAGTCGTACTACTTTGTCACTCATAACAAACCTGCCTTATCGTCTTTCAACATTTTGAGTAGTTGGTCTTTGTCACGGACTACTTGCTCAAAGTTATCTGCTTTAGTTTCAAGTACTTGAAGTACTCGTTCTTCGACAGTTCCTTCGGTCACATAGTCTGTGATAACAATAGAGTCGTGGATT